TCTGCCATATCATCAATTCTCGAACTGTAGTTCTCTGAGACTCTGAATCTCAGCTTTAAGTTTCTGTACTTCTAGACGCTTCTTTTCAATTTCTAGTAGATACAACGTATTACAGTTTAGCCGTTCCTTCGGGGCACCAATCGGGATAGTGATCTTAGCATACACCCCAATATCTCTCACTAGTGCATTACTATCATAATTCGTATCTATGATCATGTCTGAATTATTATAGCTGTTCCATGGGTCATTTTGATTAAGAATTCCAACAACTCCAAACTCAACATTTGTTGATGAGCCGATAGCCATGGAACATTCTACTTGATCTGCCGACCGTATCCTATCAGAAGCATAACTTTGCTGTGTCATCGGCATGGCCAAATTCAACGAACTTGAGTCTGCCATGGCGCCAAAACTGATCAAAGGTGTGCAAAATATTACAAATAACCATCTCATTGGGTTTCATCTCACTTTATTTTAGAACATATTCTCGATGATATAGAAGTTGTAGCAGATCCCCTTGCTAACAGTTTAGACTTGGAGCAAATATAAACTGCTTGTCCAATATCTTTCTTGCGTATAAACACATCAATGCTTTTTCTGCCTAGATGCTGAATATTTATTATCTTAGATTCAGCGGCAAATGGCACCGGAATAAAATCAGCATCAAACACCCCTATTTCATAATAGGTCACATCATTTCTACTGTTAAACAGCTCCATTCGGGTGACCATAACATTAGAAGCGTAAGAATTCTTCATTACAGGATATGTTGGAGTCCACTGGTGGGCACTTGCGTACCCACCGCACATCATCAATACTACCATAATATATCGTATCATATTACAACGCAATGCATTCGGCAGTTACGACAGCACGATATGTCCCAGCGGGTAATGCTGTGTTGTAGCCATAAGCAGCAGTCGAGTCGATATCGAACCAAGTGCTACCAGCATAAGCGAGATCGACTTCGACTACGTTATCATATTGAATCATGGCAGAAGAGTATGCAGACATTTGAGTGTCTGAAATCTGGCCGACCGAAACTGTACCAGTCCAATTTACAACATCAGACAAAGCAGGGCTTTGCGAAAACGAAATTGGGTAGCTGATACGAGCCTTGTAGAAGTTTGCCTGAATTACGTCAAAGCGGACGATCGGGATGACGCCGCCGGAACTTGGGTTTGTTGCTAAAGTTTCGGGCGTCGGGTTGCCGTAAATGCCCATAGTATCTAATTGCACGATACACTTGGACTGCACAGTACCGGAGATATTAACCTCAGTGGCCGATGCGACTATGGGAAGCGCAGCTACAATTGCCGCGATAAGAGTTTTCTTGAACATTTAATGTTCTCCTGTGTTTAGTTTATTTGTCATACTGCGAATCTATCATCTTTTGGTGTAAGATTTGAGTTGCCAGATTAACTCTCAAACCCTTTCTACTATCAGGAATATTACTATCAATCATTTTAATAGCCTCTGGATAATAACCTCCCGACAGAGTAACATAATATGAGACAGACAAATTATTCGTCGCCCTTAACAATTCGTGCCGCACTAGTTGCTCTTGCGATAACATATCAGTATTCACAAACCCTAATAACACTTCCAAACTTTCGTCGCTTTCCTTTCTCTTACGTTCAATAGCAGCCTTTCTATCAGCTTCTTCTTGTTCTTCATCGTCTCGCTCAACCTTCTTACGATCGAGTTCCTCTTGAATATAATCTTGTTCGGAATAGCTAACTTCCTCCACGCTATATTCTACTGGAGCAATATATCCAGGGCAATCTGCTCTGGATTGTGGGTCGAAACAAGGATCGTATTGGTAGGTGTAAATAACAGTGGCGTCTTCCACCGTTCCAGTACCATCTACTTGTATCGAGCCATTGCCCCAATATGATATGTCAATATTATCAACGGGCACAACTTTTCTAATTGTGTTTCCTGGCAATCCAGACCAGTCGTCGCTCGATCTAAAAATGTATCCAGCGCCGAGAGCGTTCTCATTCTGAACGTGGACTACCATATCGTCAGCAACATCTTTAACTGCGGTGTATCGGTATATTACCCCGTTCACTTCCAAGCCTGCTTGCTGCGGCAGGATGTTACTCATTACCCAATTATAGCCGGCAGACGCAGCATTAGGCGTGGATCCGAACGTTTCCTCAGAGTAAGAGGAGCAAGAGTAGACTAGCAACGCCAGCGCTACCCAACACTGTCTTAGTACCATTTGACATTTCCTCATCTTTACTGTTCCCGCCTGGTTGACTCTCCGTGTTCGTTTCCCAAGCTGCCTTAGCTTCTGGGCCAATCATGCCATCAAAGGGGCAAGGAGTGCCGGCATTCATCATCGCATCAAAGACACGGCGATCTTGACACATGGTAGATACAGCGGCAACCTTCATACCCATGTCATACAGTGTCTTAGACAGTTTCAGCCGCTCGCAGTTCTCATCAGTCACCTGAGTACCTGTTGAGATGCCAAGGATCTGAGTTTGAATAGCGCCAGCAACTCCGAACGTACATAAGTCAGAATTAGACGTATTGATCGTTGGAGTGATCGCAGACGCGGGTGGCGATCTCAACGTAGTAGTCGAATCTGACTTAGTTGTAACTGTGCTATTTGTAATTGAGTCCGTCTTAATGACATCCTCTTGGGCCAACGTAAACGCACTTGCTCCAAAAGCGAGTGCCACAATTAAAGATCTAAACAACATAAAAACACCTCATAAATAATAAATTAAACTTCTTCCAATTTCTTCATTAATCGTTCTGCGCGATTAGTAACTTGTCTGTACCAAAGCGAGTCGCGGCCTTCTACTGCGGCACGCGCCCAATCGCCTTCTACAAGCGCTGCAGTGAAGTTCTTAAACTTACTCAAACGTGGGCGGCCCATATTAAACATCATATTGACCAAGACTTGTTGGACACCGTCGGGGAAGTCATTAAACCCTTCTCCGTATAAAGTGACACATTCTGAGATAGAGGTGTCGAGATCTCTTTCGAAACACTCTGCAACTCTTTCTTCGCTGATTGGCGTTCCAACTGGTTGGCCGTGTTCCTTGTCACTTTCGATGACAAGATGACCGACTCCAAACGTTGGATAACCGAGGTGATCATTGTAAATTTCATACTTGACGCCCTCATCGACTTTTAATGTTTCAAATACTTCTTGTCTGTTCATCACACTTCTCCCACAAATTGTTTCATATTTGGTGCCCAATAGTTCACACCTTTTAAAATTTTACCATCGTCTCTGTAGACTGGCTGGCCAAACTCATTAAGTTTACTCATGTTTGATGCGTGCACATGGTCGAAGCAAGCATCAAGGTCAATACCATACGCATGACCTGCGCCATAAACGACATAGAGCAAATCGGTCAAAGCGTCAGCAATTTCAACCATATCCTTTTGGCTGGTCGCGACTAACAATTCCTGAAGTTCTTCGCGGATAAGTTCATACCGCAAAGCGGCGACATCAAGTCCAGGGTACTCGGGCTTCGTCTTCACTTCTTGACGAAACGTAGTCATAAATTCTTTCACTTTCATAAAATTGGTCATTCTCAATCCTTACTATAGTTTCTTACCAATGTTGTATTTAGCTTCTAAAGTCCAGTCATTCTTCTCTTTGTGGGGAAGAACTTTTATCTGATTCAAAGGAGCAACTTTTTCGCTGCTTTTGCTTTTATCTGCCAGAGAAACTAAACCCCACTCTGTCAATAAATTAGCAATTGTGTTGCGTCTTGCAATATCGTCGTCGCCAAAGTTACTAGGTTTACCATCAAGAGCAAATAGCTCTTTGAAGTGCACGATATAATACTTACCCTGCTTATGCAGTATGTGGCAAGACTGATAGATCGTTTTGTTTTTGTGTGAAGCTACACCAATACGAGTGAGCGTTTCTCTAATCTTTAAAAAATCGTCATCGTCCTTTAAGTATACTTCGACCATGCTATCCAGCATTTCGTCCACCCTTATCTATTCTTGTTTTTATTTCAGCGATCTGATGATCTGAAAGAATAGTGAGGGTTTGTCGAGCCTTGATATCGTTATATCCATAATACTCTTTAACTGCCGCCAAGTCACTATCTTTCTCTTTTTTGACCCATTTGGCAAATCTTTTCTTAGGTCTAACTGTATTTATAAAAAAATCAAACTGCGGCTTTTTATCAAGATAGTGTCTGGTGTTCATTTCATTGGCGAGGCCAATTGTGTCGTTGTGATATGACAATGCGCGATTGGTCAAGAAAGCATCATAACCTTTCTCTGCCAGTTTATCGTTGTCAGTTCCGCGCATCAAGTTCTTTTTGCTAGTATTGATAGCGTTGATATAGTCGAATGGGTTGGACATTTACCAACCCCTACTTAACATCTAAGGTATTGAGTCTTACTAGGAATTGCATTCGCATGACGTCCATCACAACATCATGTTTCGGATCATGCCCAATAAACTTTTCTTTGAGACCCTCTGGGATAAATGTATTCTTAATATCGGAACCATATAGCATTCCTTCTAAGTACGATCGCGTATCCCTAATAGCCCACCATTGAGTAAATGGATCTGGAGAGCCTACAGAATCGAGAATAGTGCGGAGATAAATCGGATCAAATGTATTTCCGCGAGTCCATATTGTCTTGGCCTTCGGGATATCAAACTCAGTTGTCAGCCAATTATGAAGCTCAGAAATAGAAACATCATCGGAAGATGGCTTTAATTGTTTCTGCGCTTCTGGCCCCTGCTTCTTCCACCACTCCAATGTACTCTTTTGGATAGTTCGATTGTATTTGACAACTTGTTCTTGGATATCAAACTTGATCGTTTTTGTCATATCGAGAAGCTGATCATATTCATAGCCGTCGCCAACAACAAACTCAGATGTATCATATTGAAGGGCGGCCAAACTAACAACTGCGCCTGTGAACATATTCTGACTCATTGTCTCGAAGTCATAGATTATACTATTCATACAACCTCCTCTGAGAACTCCTCAAATTCTGATATTGAAAGTTCCCCGCACATATAAACATCGGAGTTGTAGGTGGTGTACCCTTCGTCTTCCAAAAAGGAGTAGCCGTCATCGCAATACCCATCATTAAGGCGAGCCATTTCTTCATCGGAAATTTCGCCTTCGACGACTTTGAGTTCATCGAAATACCCATCCCAGCTACTGAGAAACTCGCTTTCTTCAAACTCGAGAGGGCAGAGCTCTTGATCTTCGTCAGAAGTCATCGCATCTTCCAACCACTCAACTTCATAATTGTGCATAGGCGTGATAGCGAATTCCCCACTGCGCCAGAAAGTGGTGATCGTCAGCTTAGTCCCGTTGCTTTCGTGCTCGACATATTCAACATCAATATACTGCTTCTTATATTTTGGAGAAACATTGTACTTTTTACCAATTTCAATAATCATATTAGATCCACTCGCAGTCAATCATCATTTCAGTCAACATAGCCATCATATTGATTTCAGCATCAGCGGCAAACGCAGCCTTGTACTGATAATCGGCAAGAGTGACTACAACTTGAGGTACGCTATTCGGTTTAACAAACTCACTAGCGTTGTCATATATCGAACGAAACACTTGCGTACTATCGCCATCAACATTTTGAGCAACCCACTTACGAACCTTACTAAACTCTTTGGCTTTCATAGAAGCCATGAGATCTTTCATGTTCACGTCAGAGAAATTTACTAAAATGCCAGCGTCGATCTTACCTGTGGCAGCGTAGCGCTGAAGCTCATTGAGAACTCTACGGTTGTCGGGAAAGTGTTTCTTAACAACCTCAGCAACTGTAGCTTTATCGAATTCGACATTGTGCTCAGTAAGAATTGCGCAGACTCGCTTGAAGAACTCACCAGCCAGTTTCGGCTTATCGGCTGCTGACATCTTAAACTCAACAACAGAACATCGCGAGCGTAGAGGTTCAATCAGCTTATTGGCAAAGTTACACGTCATAATGAACCCGCAGTTTGCGCTATACTCTTCCATAAAATTGCGAAGAGCTGGCTGAACTGTTTCGGCGTTTATGTAGTCAGCCTCGTCAAGGATGACATACTTGCGGCCGCCTGCCAGAGACATAGATGAAGCGAACCCTTTGATCTTTGTTCGCAGTGTGTCAATTAAACGGCCTTCATCAGAAC